GTTTGAATTGCAGAAGTAACACCATCTACGTAGTTAAGTTCTACAGTAGTAGCCGTAACACCGTCAAGCAAATTAAGCTCTGCTGTGGTAACTGTTGCACCATCAAGAATATTAATTTCAGCAAAGTCGGCAGTAACGCCGTCAAGAATGTTAAGTTCCGCTGTAGTCGCAGTTACGCCGTCCAACAAATTAAGTTCTGCTGTAGACAGTGTTGCGCCATCAAGAATATTTAGTTCGGCTGCGGTTGCAGTAAGACCGTCAAGGATATCAAATTCGTCAGCAGTAACACCAGAAGCACGGAGATCCTTAGCATAGTTAAGATCGTCAACGGTGCCTGTGAAACCATCAAGGGTATTAAGTTCTGCTGTAGTAGAAGTAATGCCGTCAAGAGTATTTAACTCTGCAGCAGTAGAGGTAATAGCTACACCGCCAATCTGTACGGTGGTTGCATTAGTAGTTGCAAAAGTTGCTGTGCCTGTAAACGTAGGCCCTGCTGTGTCAGCTTTGGTTGCAATAGCAGTAGAGATTGCATCAAACTCTGTTTCAAATTCAGCGCCACGGACAATTTTTCCTGAGTCGCCTGTAGTCAACGAGTCCTTTGCGGCAAAGTCTGTAGTCTTAGTGTAGTTCGACATTGGAAAGTCCTATTGCAGAGAAGAAGGAGGAGAAAGGAAAAGGGGCCATTGCTGACCCCCTAAGATCGTTACTCTGCGACTGCGAGAACGAAACCAGCTTCAGGACGGTATACTTCAACACCGTACAGGCAATCAGCTGTGTACAGAGTTGAGAGGTATTCCTGCTTGTACTGGGTCTGTGAACGTACAGCTTGCTGTTCTGCCATGACAATCGCGTCACGGTGGAACAGAAGTGCCGCACGAGTATCGTAAGTAGCATTATCGTTTTGAGCCCCAGTTTCGATAGTTGCACAGTTGTTTGAGACGTAGATGTCTACACCGTACAGGTTACCGATAAGACCAGAGCTTACTGCTTGACCAGTTACAAAGTCAGAAGACACGTATCGGTCAACGCCCATGATGGTATTACGAACAGAAGGTGGGATAACAAGTACACGGCTTTCCATAGGTACATTGTTGTCATCAAGCTTCTGGATCATGTCTCGGAAAAACGCATCAGTAAACGAACCAACATCGCTTTGATCGTCAACGTACTGAGTAGTGCCGTCAGTTGTGTCGTTGTAAAAACAACCAGTGTGCTGATAGTCAGTAGGAGCTACTGAGCCAGAAAACACAACTGAACCACCGTCACCAAAACCAGTACCACAAGAGTGGAGGTCAGTGTCAATCTTAGTAGCAAGAGCATAACCAGCGTCTTCAGTGTAGAACTGACGGAGGCTAGAAAGCGCTTGTACTTCAACAATGTCTTCGATCAAACGTGAGTACTCGAAGTGACGGTCGATGTCAACAGTCAGTTCGCTCTCAGTGTTTGCAATGATAGTAACTGCAGTGTCAGCAGCCTTAGCATTTGCATCGCCACGAGTAGGCTTTGGAATGTGAAGCTTGTCGCCCTTCTTGCCGTTCATAGCAATACGCTTGACAAGTGGAGCCATCTTCAGGTTCTTTTGATAAGCAGCAATAATCTCGTCACTCCAGATTTCTGGAATAAACGTTGCCGCTTCCGTCTTCGCAGTATTACCGGCTGCGCCCGGATAAGTTGCAGTAGCCATGTCAATCTCCTAGATTATTTGACTCGACCCTCCGCATAAGCTGCCATAATTTCGTCTGACAAAGCTTGATAACGATCAGGGTCATTCTTCATTAGTTTAATAATGTCGGCCCTACGATATACCTTCTTACGACTACCTTCAGCACTACCTCGTGCATTGCCTGTGTTAGCTGCCTTAAGTGTCTGCTTACGTGCCTGTTTTTCAACTTTGGCAGTCTGCTGTGCTACTGTCTTCCGTTCTTTCCAGAGTGAGAAGAGTTCGTCAGCAGAGTCAGCATCGTACTGCTGGTCAGCTTGTACAAACAACTGAGTCCTAATTTTGGAAGCTTTTATCCATTCTGCAAACTTAGGGTCACCAAGTATCTGTTGCATATCTGGATGCTTGTTCTGAAGCGTGGCCAATGATGACTGCTTCTTGTACTGCTCAGAGTACTGTTGTGCTTCTCTTATCTTAGGATGATTCTCAATAGCACGATTAACGGCTGCTTGAGGATCTGTAAAATAGTCTATATCGTCTTCAGGCTCAACGTATTGTTGAGGTGCTGGTGGTTGCGTTTGAGTACTAATGTAATCATCTACAACCTTACGAAGTTCACCTACCTCAGAAGACTGACGACCCAAAAGCTTTTCAGCTTCTTGGTGCATCTGTACAACTTCTTCTAGAGACTTATTTTGGTACTTCTCTGGTAAGCTAGGCTCTTCTACTTGAGGTTGCTCAACTTCTTCTTCTTGTTGAATCTCATCAACTTCGTTTTCAATGACGTCCACTTTGTCCTCTTCAGGTTGTGGATCAAGCATTGTTGCTCTTGACATAATTAAACTCCGTGATTATAATCATTGTGGAGACTTCTTTCTACCTGCTTTTTCGTGTTCTCGTACCCACTTCATGTGTTGACCGGGGAAGTCCCCAGTAGAACCATCAAGGTGAAAAGACGGGGCAGATACCATTTTAGTAGCGTTAGCGCCACAACCGCACCTACTGGTTGTAACGCCAGACTCTACCATTTCTTCAAAGACATGTCCGTTAGTACAACGGAAGTCATAAATTTTAAACATCAACAGGACCTTCTTCTTCTGCTTCTGCTTGCTCTCTGGCAGCTTCAATAGTGGCCTGTAGATTAATTACTGTTGCAAAAGCAGCTACCTGACCTTTACGAAAGAATAAATCCTCTACGTCTTTTACAGTCTGTATGTTTGCTAATTGGGTTGCGTTTGTGGAAAGCTCTTGCAAGAGTTGTTTGAAACCTTCGTGATTGAAGAGTTCGAAGTAGTTGTCGAAGTAGGTTTCAAGCTCAGTGTTCATAGTTTCCTCTAATGTTGTTAACTATAGTTTTATTATAGCATACTTTTATACAGATGTCAAGCTTTTCTTGTGGACTTCCTGCGTCTACCTGAAGCTGTTACTGCATGTTTAATTGCTTTGGGGCCGGTCTTGCGTCGTGCAGAAGACTCTTTTTCTTTCTTAGTCATCTTGGCCGCTACAGCCTTGGGCCTACAAGAGGGGTACGGACGAGTAGTTTTTTTAGGTCCTACTTTTTTTGTAGATTTACGACCACACTTTTCACCTGTCTTTACGTCTACCCATTCTTCGTCAAACCATTTGGTAAGACCTTTCTTGGGACGACTAGCTCCTCCTGTCTGACGTTTTCTAGGCATACGTACCACCACGTTTTTTATAGGTTTTTACTATCCAAGCAGAAGCATAAGCACTAGGAAAAACATCAAACTTGCGTTTAGCTTCAGATTTTACCCGTGAGTAAAGCGCTTTGTTCTTTACATTCTTAGGTATAGTGCTTTTTGCCATGACTACTTACCCTTTGGTTTTTTTACTTTTTTCTTTTTGCCGCCGTATGCGTTACCGTATCCCATAACTATCTCCTTACTTTTTGTGGACTTTTTGTACTTCAAAGTTTGCAGCTTTGGACGCGCCTTTGTGTGGCTTGTAGCCGTCTGAAGGGTCCTTCATTAGCTTGTAGCTTTTACCACTTTTCATCCAATGATAGCCTTTGGGTGCGTTTACTTTCATAGTATCACCATTTTTTGCATGACCAGTATCGTGCTGTTAGTTTGCTGGGTGGGTTTGTGTCACACTTGTGACGCGCTCTAAAAGACTTACGTCGCGCAGGCTGGTCTTTCTTAATAGTCATCTTAGCGTCACCAAAACGTATAGTCTTAGTTTTGTCGCCTTGTTTTGCTACTACTACAAACTTCTTAGTCGGATGATTAGGCGTCCGCTTTGGTTTGTTGTACGCGCTTACTCCTGCTCGTGCTAGTTTTGGGTCTTTGGACTTTGGCATTACATAGTTCCTCCACCTTGGTTTCCAGTTGGTCCACCTTGGTTTGTAGGTTTGCTAGGAGTTGGAACGTTCCTTGGAACTCTTGGTTGACTCGCTGCAGGAGCAGGCGCAACTCGTGGTCTGTTAACATTAGTTTTACCTTCTATTTGCTTTTCTTTAAGGAGAGTATCGGCCACTTTCATACGGCGTTCAAACTCTTTGTCTTCAGCGTCACCTTCACGAAGGTTTCGGGTAACAGCGTTGATACGGTCGATTTCAAGCTCCTGTGGCACTGCCTGAGCCTCTGCAGCCAACTTGGTAGCCCTAGCTTGTGACTCTTGAGCTTGCGCTGCCAAAGCCGCTGTCTGGGACTGCTGGAACTCCAACTGTGCTTGTTGTGTTGCCTGAACCATTTGTTGTTGCTGTGGGTTAGGCTGCATGGCTTGCTGCATGGCTGTAATAAGTTCTTCACGGTTAGACAGGTTCATGTTGTCAACAATGCTTTGGATTAGGGTATTGTACAACGGTGACTGTCGGTCCATGGTCTGCAACAACTGTACAAGCTGGGTTACTTCGTATTCCCTAGCAATAATACCAAGAGTACTGCTTGCGTTGAACTTGTAGTCCGCAACAGGGTAGTTTTCTGGGTCAAACTGCATGTACCGATAAGCAGCTTTCTTAACAAACGGAATTAGGAACGACTGCTGGAAGTTAATCAGGGTGCGCTTGTGTCGCTTAATAATAGCGCCAAGAGACATACTAATGCCAGCGGCAGTACTCTCGCCATTAACACTACCAGCAATTCCTGCTGAGTCCACTGCTCCTGTTGCTTGCTGTACCATTTGCTGCAATGCTCCGGCTTGAGCAAAAGTGATTTGACTAACTTGACCAAAGTTGAACGGCTGAAGTACTTCACGAGGGTCTCCGTTTGTTAAAATCATCTTACCGGGACGTACCTCAGGTTTAGCGCCTCGTGGTAGTCGTGTAGCGTCAATAGCCATCATTGGGTGTATAGTGAGGCTTAGAGCATCAATACGTGCTCGTAGCTCTGTGTCCAAAGCCTTCTGAGAGTTATAACCTTTCTCACAGACTCCACGACCCCAGAACCTACCGGGTACTACGTCCCAAGGGAACGCAACCACAGGACGATCAGTCATCATGTAGGGGTTAGCTTCTGCCTTTAACAAGATACCGCCGTTAGCGATCACTACAACGGCTTCTATGTACCTTGAGTTAGAGTCTTCTTCAGGTACTGCTTCTTCGTCATCTTCGCTTACAGCGGCATTCAGAAGCTCTCGTGGCACTAAACCATAGTACTTAGTAAGACGTACCTTATCGTCGTTATAAATTGTAATGTCTTGGTCAGGCTCAAGGTCAGTGTCAGGAGCAGCAGGACCAACATAAACACTTTTGTAAACGCCTTGTTCCTGCAAAAGCTCTACTTGGTGTAAGCTTACAAACTCATCTACAGCAACACCCATAGCGTCCTCTACAGAGGTAGCTACAGGGTCAATTAGGAAGTTCTGAGGTAGTACAGGCTTAAGTTTAACCTTGACACGATCAGTGATGTTTACTCCTACTGCTTGCAAATCTCCTCCCATAATAGGTTGAGTAGCAGGAG